CCTGCGCATTGCCGGAGACCCACGCATTGCCGTAGACCTGCGCATCTCCGTAGACACACGCATTGCCGGAGACCTGCGCATTGCCGGAGACCCACGCATTGCCGTAGACCTGCGCATCTCCGTAGACACACGCATTGCCGGAGACCTGCGCATTGCCGGAGACCCACGCATTGCCGTAGACCTGCGCATCTCCGTAGACCCACGCATCGCCGGAGACCCACGCATTACCGTCGTTGGAGAGGTTGCCTTCCTTCTCAATAAATCCGCCGAGTTCTCCCTTCGCGACGTCGCCAAAAGCGACGAGAGCCTTAATACGGAACAGCTTCTTCCCGAAAACGTTCGTTACAAATTCGGCGGTCAGTTCAAATTTCTTCATAGCTGGATTCCTCCTTTGGATACAGTCCGCACAGCAGATTCAACGCCAGCAGGGCGGAGAGAGTGGTGGGGATGTTGAGAGAACCGAGCGCAGCCAAGAGCAGCACCAAATCTGCGGTGATTGCCAGCTTGACGGCGGCGCGTTTCAGTGATACAATGTTCATGTAATACTTTCCTTTCTGTTCTTGCCGCGTCGGTGCGCCAACACCGATGCGGCGCTTTTTTTGTTTCAGCATAAAAGGCTTGCGATTTGTTCGCAGGTCATGTTGCGGATGCTGCCATAGTGCATCCAGACCCAGCCGCGGGAGCGACCAAGAATCTTTGCGACCTTTCCAGGGCCGAAAAGAATCTCGCCGGGGTAAAGCTCGGCAGCGCGGGCACGGACGGTGACAAGGGTGTCACGGTAGAAGGGCTTTTCGCGGGGCATGGCGGGTTACTCCTTTCTGCGGTAGTTGCTGTCATAGGCGTTTTTGAGGTCGTTGACCGTGTAGCGATTGAACGGCCCGGCAATGCCCAAAGTGGATTTTGCCCAGTTGTAGTTGTATTCCAAATCTGTTTGGCTTCGTTGGCATTCCGTTGCCAAATTATTTTGAAGATTTGGGTTCAGCTCGTAAAAATCACACAATGAAAAGGAATCAGGAGATTCGGCGCGATCTGAATTGTTCAATCGCTTCAAAGCGGACTTTGCTACCACTGCGGCAAGCAGGCTTGATAGGCCGGTAAGCGCGAAGGTCACCGTAAAAACGGTTGCGATAGTAGACATCGGTTACTCTTTTCTTTCTGCGATGATGTCTGCGACAGCCTTTTCAAAGCGCTGCTGTGCGCCAGCAGGGGAACGGTGACCGTTAAGAATGGCGCTGACATACTCCGGCGTGACCGAAAGGGCTTTCGCAACATCCTGTTGGCGGATGCGGTGGATGTGCATTTTGCCGACAATTTCCGCAATCCATTGTTCAGCCATACAAACTTATCTCCTTTCAACAGAATTTGTTGATTTTCTTAAACTCTTGTGATAGAATGAAGTTGCTAGAATCAAACCACCGATACAAGGGTCTAACTTTGTCAACCAACAGTTTCATTATAGTCTATTTAGTTAAACTTGTAAAGTGGTTTTGTCTATCTTTTTAGACTTTGGCAATATGCACAAAGGGAGAGGGATAAAACTATGTTTTTTGACGTTTACAAGAAACTATGTGAAGAACACAATGTGACTTGTAGCCGGGCGGCGCTGGATATGGGTATAAATAAAGGTACTGTTTCGGTGTGGAAGAAAAAAGGTACTAGTCCACAGGCGGCACAGCTGCAAAAAATAGCGGAATACTTTGGTGTGTCTGCGGACTATTTGCTATCTATGGACAAAAAAGAAAACCCCATTGCAGAAAGCAATGGGGAAATCGTAGCCAGAGAGTGCGTAGACCTTACTGATGCAGAGCGGGAAGACATTCTAAAGTATATAGCTTATGTAAAGTCTAAGCGGGACTCTGCTTGATCGATTGAATATATAGAAGGACCTCGCGAAGTTCTTCGTCGGTTAGATCGTCTGCTGCAATCCTGATTTTTTCGAGCTGGGTCATGGTCGTTCTCCTTTTTTATGTAGCCGTTGTTTATAGAAACAACTATATACTACTTACGGTTGTAATGCAAGTAGTAAATTGCACAAAAACGTGCGGGAGTGTTTTACAATCCGGTTTTTGGGACGCTTCCGGCGACCATGTTTAGGCGGTAGCTGCGGGCGAATGATAACGGACATTGTGGAAGCCTCCCTTAAAATGTAGTTTGTATTTACAGTATAAGGGAGAGCTAGAGCGAAAAAACGCGAAACGGCGCGGAAATTTAGCAGATTGAACAAGGGGGCGCTGTATGCCCAAACAACTTGTATTTTGGCGCACAGACCGAAATGACGACTATGTACACACAAATCAGCACTGCCCGGAAATCGAAAATGCAAAAACGGTGCAGTGCGGCACGATTGAACAGGCACAGCACACGGGCCATGTGCGGGCGTGTCCGAAATGCTACGAAAAAGGCGCGACATGTGAACGGCTACAGCTAACGGCAAAAAGCCAGCCGCCGAAACCGGCGGAGACAAAAGACGATGCGAACAAGTATTTAAGTGCAGCGGTCGCGGTGCTTGCATTGCTTTGCTGCTTTGTGTGGTGGTGGAACAATACACAACATAGCAGAAGCTATGACACAACAGCGACTGCTGCGGTGAGCGAGTATAGCACAGAAACCAGAACGACAGCCACGCCGAGACCAACAGCACGGCCAACCGCAACGCCGAAGCCAACAACAAAAAAGACCTCCGGCACATTTAAAGTTACTGCATCAGCCACTATGGTTTATAATAATCATGTTGGCAACGATTGGTGGTATTATTTTGAAGCAGGTGACAAACAATTACCAGCAACGGTAAATTGCAGTGTTGGCGATGATGTATCACTGTATGCAGAAATAACAGAAGATGACAGTGTGCCGGACGTCGGAAGCTTGGACGGATATGTTACAATTGAAGATGGAGATTTTGAGGACGGATTTACCGTAACAGAAGATGTTTATGTGTATGAAACAAGCGGCAGATATTCAGGGAATGAAGCAAAGTTTGAAGTAACATGGGATTTTGAGCCACAATAAAAAAGCCCCTGCCGGTGAGTCGAGCACCGACAAGGGCAAAGGGTGTCAGCTTTTGGCTGGCATCTTTTAGTATATAGCGATTTTAGGAGGGTGTCAACATGGCGAGAGCAAAAGCGCGGGCCGATGGGCTGATTGAACGGACAAAAACCTATGACGGCAAGCGGGTACACTTTTACGGCAAGACCGCGAAAGAGGTCGCCGCAAAAATTGACGAGTACGAACGCCAACGGGAAGCGGTGAAAGAGAACGGCCCGCTGTTTGAGGATGTGGCCGGTGAATGGTGGGAGAGCCATTCAAAAAATATCAAGACCGGCGCGGAAAGAGCCTACAAGGGCAGCTACAAGGCCGCGCTGGAAGAGTTCAGCGGGTACCGCATGAAGGAGATAACGCCCGCGCTGGTGTCGCTGTGGGGCGAGAAATTCAAGGCCGCAGGCTATGCAGGGAAGACGGCAAGCAATGCCCGGAGTGTGTTGTCTTGTGTGTTCAAGTTTTGGTGCGTCCGGGATGACGAAACATACAACCCGGTGACAGTTACGGATTTGCCTAGAGGAATGAAAAAAGCAGAGCGTGAGCCGCCGACAGAGGAACAGCTACAAATCGTCAAGGCACACCCGGAGGGGTTCGGGCTGTGTGCCTGGCTGTTCATGTATACGGGATGCCGACTGGGTGAGGTGCTGGCGCTGCAATGGCATGATGTGGATTTTGAGAAAAACAGAATTAGCATTTCCAAAGAAGTGGCGTGGATAAACAACCAGCCGATTGTACAAGCGCCGAAAACTGCAAACGGTGTGCGCACTGTGCCGCTGCTGTCGCCGCTACGGGGCGTGCTGGAACCGCTGCGCGGGGCAGATAGTGAGTATATACTCGGAGGGGAAAGGCCGCTGACAGGCTGCGCATACAAGCGCAGATGGGCATATTACTGCAAGGATGTGGGCATGGCGCACTATGTGCTGCACACACGAAGAAATAAGCACAGAGGCAAAGAGTACACAACGACGATTAAGGACTGGATTGCCGACGTAACGGCGCACCAGTTCCGGCACGAATACGCCAGCATGTTATATGCGGCGGGCATTGCAGAGCTGGAAGCGCAACGCCTTATGGGGCATGCCGACATTACGACAACACGGCGAGTATATACACATATACGGGAACGCCAGCTAGATACAGCAGGAGCGGCACTTGAAAAATTTATAAGCGATAAAACGATATAATTGAAGCCCGGTTGCATGGTGCAATCGGGCTGCTTTTTTACGACAGTTTTACGACATCTTGAAAAAATAAAAGCATTTACGACGGTTTTACGACGTGAAAAATAACATACTTGAACATGTAGAGACATTGCAAAACGTAGAAAAAAAGCGCATCTACGTTCATCGCTCGTAGATACGCTCTTTTTGTAATGGTGCGGCTAACAGGACTTGAACCTGTTTATATGTTCGATGCATCGTTGATAATGCGGTTTTATACGACACAAATACGACGCTTCAAACGAATAAATCAACGATGGCTTGCAGCTGGTCGGGGTCACGGTCATCGTTGTCGATGGCGAGCTGTAAAAGCTGCGTAAAGCTGTCGGCGAAGTGCTGGGCGGCGTAGTCGAAAATGTCTGCCGGGTCTTGATGGAAGGCCCACGAAACATCAATACCGCCGTTGGCATTGTCGCAGGATTCCTGCCAGCCGTGGCCGTTTGTGGTGATGTAGGGCTTGCGGGGGTCAAGCTCTGACCAGTCGGCAGAACAGCGGGCAAAATCGTTGCAGTCGTTGAGATAGGCGTAGAAAGTCATGTTTTAAACCTCCTATTTTTCATATATTTTTATTGTAGCACGGTGCGGGCCGATATTCAATCGTAGATTTCATTAAACCAGAGAGGGCCGAAGCGGTAGGAAATCACGTAAGACGGATGAAGGCGGGCGCTGTCGGAGGCGGAAACAAGGCGAGCGCTCAACATGGTGGCACGGCATCCGGCAGCGAAGGACGCCGCCAGCGCGGCGGTGATGATGGCGGATAGAATAAACTTCTTCATGGTAGTTACTCCTTATTTGCCCGGCCGATGATCTCGGCCAGAATCTTGTGACGGTTGGCAGGCGGGGTTGTGGGCGGCAAGCTGCATAAGTGTTGCGGTGGTGGGGACCAGATGCCGTGCCATCGTGTCGTTGTAGGAGGTCTCGCCCTCGAAGCTGTCCACGACGGCGCGATCTGCCGTGCTCATGTCGTGATAGGTCTTTTTGCCGTAGGACGGAGGCAGCCAGCCTTTTTTCTGGGATGCGAAGATGTTGAAGGATTTCAGCACATCGGCGTTGGTAAACTCGATGTGACAGGTGCCTTTTTTGTAGAACGTGGCGGTGAAGTAGTGCAGCTTGATCTTGGTGGTCTGGCCGCTGGCCTCGGCAGCTTTGAGCGTGGCGCGGAGGTCATCGCCGTTGTAGGCGGTGCCGTTGGTGTCGAGGAAGTGAAGCGTTTTCTCGATGTTGGCGATCTCATCTTCGGTGAAAGTCGGGCAGAAATCGTCGGAGTAAACGCTGTAGGCGTTGCAGCGGAAGATCACGCGCTTGTTGACCTTGTAGGCGGAGTTTGTGCACCAGCCGTTGTAGTAGTGAATGTTCTTACTGTAGTCGGCGTAGTGGGTGCTGGTCCAGTCGTCAAACAGGCGGATGATCTCGGATTCAATGTTGGAGACGATGTTGCGGGAGATTTCCTCGCGCACGGTCAGGATGTTGTAGGGGGTAAAATCGTAGTGGCGAAGGTCGTTGAGGCGCTTGTGGTAGTCGTTCTGCATCGTCTGCGTCATGGCGTCGCGGATTTGCGGAAGGTCGAAAAGCTGCTCCCAATAGATGGCGCGGAGATCGCACAGGGCGTTGTTGTAGCTCTTGGTGAGGGAGACGCAGGGCGCGGGGGCGCTGCTGTCGCCCTGCTTTTTGGGTAGGGTGAACAGCGAGGAAATACCGTCGTATTCTTCATACAGGCGGGCGAGACCGTCCGCGGCGGCGTTGTAGCGCTCGACTGCTGCCGTGAGGGGGTCATTGTTGACGAGGGCGGCAAGCTCGGGCGCGGCCTGGTAGCGCTGTGTCGTCTCGGCGTTGAGTTCTAAGCGGATGCGGGAGACAGGAGGAGCAGGCGGGATCGTGACGAAAACGAGCGCAACCTCTACCGCGGTTTTGCGGGCGGCGTGGGTGAAGGCGCCTTGCTTGTAGGTGATCCGGGCGTTGTACTTGGCAAGCAGGGCGGCAAGCTCCTTGCGCTCGTTAGTGCAGGGGTTGCGGATCGTCTCGGCGTTGAGGATGCAGCGGACTTCCCCGCCCCGCTCCATGATGTGCAGGGCGTGCAGCAGGTGGCGGGCACCCTCGGAGAACGGCGGGTTCATGATGATCGCCTTATAGTGGGCGCGGGGCGTGAAGGTGAGGAAATCGTCGTGGATGACGCGGAAACCGTTTTCTTTGAGGGTGGCGCGGAGGGCGGCGGACTGCTCGATGCAGTCGAGCTGCAAGGCGTCCAGCAGATAGTCATTGCCGGGGCGGCTGCTCTTTGTTTCGATGGCTTTATTATACATGATTCATGCAATGCTGTCAACATGTTTCATGCACATTCGGAGATATGCACAAACATGAAACATGCAGATTGTGCAAGCTGTACATGTTGCATGACTGGGCAGGATGTGCTATAATAGAAATACTACATAAAAGGAGGCACGCAAAATGTCTACGGACGCGAAAAGAGCAGCAAATGCGCGGTATTTGGCCAAGTTCAAGGCAATTTCTGTACGGCTTAATCAGGAGGACGCGGAAACTATCCAGCGGGCAGCGGATGCAGCGGGGGAGAGCCTGAGCGGCTATATAGCCAGCGCGGCAAAATCACGCGCAAAACTTGAAAAACACGATAAACCGAAAGACACTTGACAAAATCGCACTTGCGTGCTAAAATGTGTATAATGAGCAAACCACGCGAGGAAGCGAGCTTCCGCGGCGGGGCTCACTCATTATACAGTTTTAACGTGTCAACGCGAAAATTTAGGTTTCTGGCGTCCAGCTTTACCGCTGGGCGCTTTTTTTGTTGCTTTTTAAGGTAAGGAGGGCGGCAACATGGCAGAAAAGAAGGCGGCGCGGGCCGTCCAGCAGATGAGCAAGGCGCAGCAGGGTGTCGAACGGGCAAGGCAGCAGGCAGAGCGCGGGGAGCTGGTGGACAGTTTAGGCCGAGTGGTTAAACCGTCGCAGATTGCGGCGTTGTCTCCAAAATCCATAGGAGATCAGCCAGCAGAACGCAAGCGGGCAATTCAACAGGCAGGAGCAGCAGCAAGCAACGAGCTACAAGCGAAGAGACGGACTATTAAGGACATCTACAACGACTTGCTGCAGCAGCCAGACGATATTACAGGGATAGAAGATCAGGAGCTAGCAGAGAGGGCGCAACAGCGAGCACAACAGCAGGGGAAACCAATAACCGTGTACGACAGCATTGCTATTGCGATGGCGGCGAAAGCGAAGGCCGGAGACGTCAAAGCGGCAGTGTTTGTGCGCGATTCCGCAGGAGACAAACCGGCTGATCAGATGGAGATTACAGCCGAAGCGGTAACCGATGCAGATAGAGAATTGATGCAGAATATTCAGAGACGACTGCAAAAGAACGATAATACGTGACTTCGTGGTTCGCTAAATAAGTATTTAGCGAAATAGCGGCCGGCAGCAGGCGGAAGCCGGAAACCGGGTACGGGCTGCAGATGAAGAAGGACGGGGGTATTTTTTTGTAGGCGGTCTGCCGAAAAAGGGCAGGCGGCAGCGGGGGGAGGGGGTACCCCCTATGAAGGGGAGGGCGGGGCTCATAGGTAGCGCGGCCCGGTACGAATATGTCAATTCCCCTAGCGAACATAAAAATAAATTCTCTCCCCTGCCACAAATATCCATGCAAAATGAAAGGAAACGCGGGATTGTATTACAAACAAGAAACAAGAGTACATATCCCCCCCTATAAGGGGACTATACCCTGAATAGCAAAAGTTCCCTGAAAAAAATAAAATTTTGAAATTTTGAGTTTCACGGCGCGGGTGTCAGTTTGAAAACCTCCTCTGACTATGGGACTAGGGCCGTCCGCTTCAAGACCCAGCGGCCACAATACAAAGCGTTCTGCTACGGCAGGGCGCTTTTTTTATATGCTGCATAGCCAGCCGCAAACTTGGCCTGACAAGTCAATACGGCAAGGGCGCTGCGTTCCGAAGCAACGGCGTGGCAAAGGTGCAAGACCTATGTGCAGTACCAATGCCGATGATACGGGTCAAGGTAGCAGGGTCGGACGCCGGTAATTGTGTTCCCCGTTAGGCAGCCCCCGCGAGCCTACTAACAGTGCGCAACCTGCGGGGCTTTTATATGCCCTTGTAGCTCAATGGCAAGAGCCTTGGTGTGCCGGTTCAAGTCCGGCTGAGGGCAAAGGCTGGGTCGCACCCACCGGTGAAAGACCGGCGCAGGAAACGCGATAGTGAACCTAAACGCTGTAAGCAAAGCGGCAAGCCGATCAGGAGCGCGGCGCGATGGTAGGTCGCAACGGGACTTCGAGAGCCTGAAAACACATGCCCGCACAGTGAAGTGCGAAAACAAACTTCAACCGCGGATAGGGGCGCGGGTATAAATGCTGCCGAACACCGCAGGACTGTGCGGTATACAAATGACGCCCGCCAGCCCTGTGCGGACAATACAGGGAATCAAAAAAGCGTTGCGGATTTGCTCCCCGCAACGGGTGAGACCGGCATAGCAGAGACCGGTAGGGCGGGTTTGGGGAATTTTGAGGTAGAGAAATGGATTGCAAGTTCGATTTTGAGATTTACGGGAAATCATTCTTTCTGTTGCCGTCGCTTTCGTTTTTGCGTGACAACATGGTGTATGCGGTACCGAACTTTGCAATTCGTTTTGATTGGCTGGTTTTCCACGCAAGACTTTTGCTAAAGGCGGGGTAATGTGTTGACGCTGGAAGAGATGCGGGAACTTGAGCGCGAGGCGTGCAGGAAAGACCCGGTATATTTTTGCGAAACATATTGCCACATTGAGGACAAGGACGCAGACGAGCTGATACAGCCGTTTACGCTGTGGGATGGGCAAAAAAAAGCGCTGGTCGTATTTGCCGAGAACCGGCTTGTTTGCGTGCTGAAAGCGCGCCAGTTGGGCTTTACATGGTTGGCGCTGGCAGAGGTAGCACGGCTTGTGGCGCTGAATACAGGCCGTACTGCGATTGGCTTGAGCCGGTCAGAGGACGAGGCCAAAGAGCTTGTACGCCGCTTGGCTGTGATACTGCGATACATGCCGGGGCTTATCCGCGAGGTGGACACGCCGGGCGGCAGCGTTGCAGGCTGGACGGGGCCGGTATTCTACAAAAGCACAATGCAGGTGGTTGTGATGTGGCCGGACGGCCCGGAGAGCGTGTTTAAGGCGTTCCCGTCAAGCCCTGCGGCAGGCCGTTCGTTTACCGCTGACTTGATCGTGATAGACGAATGGGCGTTCCAGCAGTACGCAGAGGAAATCTGGCAGGCTGCATACCCGGTTATCAACAGACCGTTCGGCGGACGTGTCATCGGGTTGTCAACCATCAAACTTGGCACGCTGTTTGAGGAAATCTACACAAACCCCGGCAACGGTTTTGCAAAGCTGTTTTTGCCGTGGAGCACAGACCCGCGCCGCAGTGAGAAGTGGTACGCACAGACTGTTGCTGCGCTGGGCGAGGATAAAACGATGCAGGAGTACCCTGCAACTGAAGAAGAAGCGCTCTCCGCCCCCGGAGGGCGCTTTTTTAGTGAGCTTGACAAAGATACCCACTTGGTCGATGCACCGCCCACTGGGCCGCTAAGACGCTATGTGACGATTGACTACGGCCTTGATATGTTGGCGGCGCTTTGGATCGCGGTTGACACGCAGGGCCATGCAACGGTGTACCGGGTGGACGGCGGGCCGAACAAGACGATAAGTGAAGCGGCAGACTTGATTTTGCGTGATTCTGCCGAGGAAGAGATAGACATGTATCTTGCACCACCTGACCTGTGGAACCGAAGCCAGGAGAGCGGCAAGAGCCGGGCACAGCTGTTCGGCGAGGCGGGATTGCCGTTGGTGCAGAGTTCTAGAGACTTCCCGGCAGGATGCGCGGCTATGAAACAATGGCTGCGCAAGGACGAAAAGAGCGGGAAAGGGTATCTGACGTTCTACAAGCCGGGCGAGTTATGGACGTGCCTGACGAAGATACAGAAGGATGATAAAAACCCCGATGTGTATGCGAAGAACCCGCACGGCCTGACGCATTACCCGGACGCATTACGCTATTTTTGCGTTTGGTGGACAAGCCCGGCGAAAAAGCCTGTGAATATACGAAAAAGGCCGTGGACGGCGGACATGTACGAGGATTACAAAAACGCCAGCCCGAAAGACCGCAAAATGCTGATTGAGAAATGGGGGAACCCTGCATGAGATGCCCGACTTGCGGCGTGGAGTGCCGTGTGGATTCCAGCACGGAGGTGCTGAAATTTATCTGCCGAAGCAAGCAATGCCCGCGATTTGGGCAGGTTGTGGGGGAGCTGGCACCGGGAAAAGCGGTGCAGAGGGTGAGTTACCCGGTGAATGACGGAGGGCAATAAGATTTGCTTTGCCCTCATCCGGCCCTGCGGGGCCACCTTCCCCCGAGGGGGAAGGCAGGAAAACTACGATAAAAGAAGCGCTTACCAAAGATGGTAGGCGCTTTTTTTATGCAAATTTAGCCGGCGGGCGTTGTACGCGGAGGAACCTATGGACGAGTTTGAAAACGGCGTGACCGCTGGCGTAGCCGACCAGATTGACGACAACCCGACAGAAAATGTGGAAACTGTGGAAAGTGAAGTGGAAAGTTCCGACCAAAACACGGAAACTGCCGCAGAACCGGAAATCCCCAACAATGTCTGGGCCATTGCCCGCCAGCGCAGCGAGCGAGAGGCGCAGCAGCGTGTGGACAGACAATTTGCACAGAGATTTGCCGGGTACAAAAACCCAGAGACCGGCGCGCCTGTCAAGTCGATGCAGGACTATTTCGCCGCACTGGACGCCCAGAACAAGCTTGACCGTCAGCGTGCAATCGAGCAGGCCACGGCGAACCAGACAGCGGAACAGAGAGCCGCGTTGCAGCGCCTTATCGACAACGACCCGGAGAAGGCACAGCTGAAAGCCGAGATGGAGGAGCTGAAAGCCGCCAGAGTCAACGACGAGGCGCAGGCAGCGTTCAATGCTGACTTTGCCGCGCTGCAAAAAATTGAGCCGAGCCTGAAAACCACCGCAGATCTTGCCAAGCTTGAAAATTTTGACAAGATGGTCGAGCTTGTGCAGAAAAACGGGCTGGACATGGTGACTGCCTATAAGGCGCTGAACTATGGCAAGGCCGTGCAGAGCGGTACGGAGGCCGGTAAACAGGCAGCTATCAACGCGGCACGCGGCAAGGGGCACTTGGCCGCGCACGGTGGTGCCAATATGCCGGGCAAGGAAAAGACCATGAGCAGCGGTATGCTTGCGAAAGCGCATGAGTATTTCCCGGACAAGAGCGATGAGGAGCTGCAGAAGCTCTACAACTCAATTTGATTTTTGCGTAAAGGAGACTGACTATGGCAGTTATTTTTAGCAAGGCAAGCGGCCTTGCCAATGATTTTTGGAATGAGTGGGCTGACCTGCTCACCATGAAAATGAAGGACACCGACAACGAGAAAAACAACGATGACGAGCTTGTCAATGCGCTGTTCAATGTCAAGAAGTCCAAGCGTTTCGGCGAGAAGATCGCAGGCATGTCTACCTTCTCCAACTTTGAGCTTGTGGATGAGGGCGCAAGCTCCCCGCTGGACGATTTCGGCGAGAGTGAGCCGAAGCTGATTGAGCACAATGAGTTCAAGAAGGCGTTCCGCATCACCAAGACGATGATCGAGGACAACCAGTTCGATATGGCTGCTGCCCGCTCTGCCGCTAATGTGCGTGCCTACAAGCGCAGCCGTGCAGAGTTTGGCAGCAAGGCACTGACCAGCGCCGCTGCAACATTTACCTACGGCAAGAAAACCGGGCTGGATTCCACCACCGCTGACGGCAAAGCGCTGTTTGCAAAAGACCACACCGGCAAGACCGGCGTTGCCGCACAGTCGAATGTGTTCACTAACGCTTTCGGCGATGACGATGCCATGTTGAACCGCCTTGCCAACATCGGTTTCAACTTCAAGAACGCATCCGGCAACGGCATGGGCTATGTGTTCGACACGCTGATTGTGCCCTCCAACTGCTACCGCTTGATCACGCTGGGTAAGAAGATCATCAACTCTGACCAGCAGGTGGGCAGCAACTACAACGATGTGAACGTCAACAAGGGCATGTGGAAGCTGGTGGTTGACCACCATTGGCAGGCCACTGACGGAACAGAGCCCTATATCCTGATGTCCAGTCAAGCCAACAAGGACCTGCTGGGCAATGTGTTCTATGACCGCACCGCGCTGGAGACCTTCCAGAATGTGGACACCCTGACGCAGGATCTGATCACGTCCTGCCGAGCCCGTTTCAGCTGCGGCTTTGGCGATTGGCGCCATGTGATCCTTGGCGGCGCTGCCGCCGGCACGACCCTGACCTGAGGCGGTGCAGCATGGTTCCTAAAGGATTGAAAACCGGGGACACTTTTGAGGACGGCAAGCGGCTGTATGTTGTGGAGTCCGTGAACGGAGACGGGACGTATTATTCCCGGGCAGTGGAGAACGGCGAGGCTGCCCCTCATCAGTCAGCGGTCGGAGCCGCTGACAGCTTCCCCCAAGGGGGAAGCCAAGCCACCCGGAAACGGCGAACCAAGAAGTAAGAAATAACCAAGAGACAAGCAGCAAAGGCAAAGCCGCCCCTCATCCGGCCTGCGGGCCACCTTCCCCCAAAGGGGGAAGGCTATGGATGGGGAGCGGCTTTTTTATCACATTTGCGTGGGCATGACCACACAGGAGTGACGATATGAAGAAAGACGATAAGCAGACAAAAGACCTTGAAAAATGGCAGGGTAAGCTATCCAACGCAAAAGCTGCATACAGTGACACCCTGGAAAAGATGCGCAAGCGTGAGGCCATGTACTACGGCAGCCACGAGATACAGGGTGCCAAAAAGAACGCCACGAATGTGCGCAATATCATCTATGAGCTGATTGAAAGTCAGGTGGATTCCAGCTACCCGATGCCGAAGGTCACAGCCATCCATGCAGAAGACCGGGACTTGGCGCGAAAGACAGAAAACATGCTGCGCAATCAGGCGCGGCGGATGCGGTTTATTGAACTGAACGACAGAAGCGAACGCACAGTGCCGGTGCAGGGCGCAGACTTTTTCCATGTGGAGTGGAACCCGGTTGCAGGGTATCACTGCACGCTGGGCGATGTTGAAGTAGAGATGCGTCACCCACGGCAGGTCATTCCGCAGCCGGGCGTGTACCGTATTGAGGATATGGATTATATCTTTGTGCAGGTATCAAAGAGCAAGGAATCGCTGGAAGCGCGGTACGGCATTACCATTGAGACCGACACAGAGGACGCGCCGGACGCACGCGGTGGCGATGACAGCACCCACACAGGCGTTGTGACGCAGAACATTGTCTATTACAAGCACGACAAGGGCACAGTAGGCATGTTTAGCTGGGTAGGGTGCCAGGTGCTTGAAGATTTCCCCGATTATTATGCGCGCACGGCAGAGGTCTGCACGAAATGCGGACGGCGTCGCGTGGGGGATGTCTGTGTTTGCGGGAACAAGAAGTTCAAAGAACAGCCAGTGCAGACCCTTACGCTGACGCAAGATGTACTCCTTAGCAGCGGCGAGGTGTTGCCTGCACAGGTACCGGGCGAGGATGTGCCCATTGTGAACCCGGACGGCAGTGTGCAGCGTGACAACGAGAGCGGCGAGGTCATTATGATGCCGGGCGAGATGCAGGCCAACGAGATACCGGCCTACAAACCGCACGGGTTCCCGATTGTGGAGCGGATAAACATTGCGGCATCGGACAAGTTTTTGGGCGTGTCGGATGTAGATATAATCGCTGACCAGCAGCAGGCCATCAACAAATACGGCACGAAAATTCAGGAAAAGCTGCTGAAAGGCGGCAGTTGGGTAGTGCTGCCGGAGGGCGTAAACGCGGAGCTGAACGATAACGAGCTGAAAATTTTGCGCGTGGACAACCCGAGCCAGAAAGCCATGATCGATGTTATCAATGTGCAGCCCAATGTGCAGAACGACCAGAACATGCTGGAAATGAACTACACTTGGGCGAAATCCACTTTGGGCATTACGGACGCATTCCAGGGCAAGTACGATTCTTCTGCTACATCCGGCAGTGCAAAGCAGTTCAGCGCGAACCAGAGCGCAGGCCGTTTGCAGAGCAAGCGCGAGATGAAGAACAACGCCTATGCGAAGCTGTACCGCATGATGTTTGAGTTTTTGCTGGCGTATGCCGATGAGCCGTACCCGATGACCGAGACCGACACGGACGGTGAACAGCAGTTCGGGCATTTTGACAGGATGGAGTTTTTGAAGCGGGACGCAGCCGGGGAATTGTACTGGAACGATGAATTTATCATTGAGGTAGACCCTGCATCGAACCTTGCAAGCAACCGTGAGCGGCTGTGGGATATGGTCGATGTGAAGTATCAAGCGGGTGGTTTTGGCAACATTACCGAGCCTGCAAGCCAGTACCGGTTGTGGACTTTCCTGAAAGAGACCGGATTCCCGTATGCAGCCACAATGCAGAAATCCATCAAAGAGGAGATGGACAAACAGGAAGCTATGCAGCAGGGGGTGATTGCAAATGACATGGGAACAGATCAAGCTGGCATCCTTGCAGAAGATGTTCGCCAGTGACGGCACAGACATCTCGAACCCAGACGAAGCGACAAAAGAATATTTAAACGCGATGCCGCAGGCAGCCAACGAAGCCATTGAAATGATTTGCACTGCCGGGCGGTATTTACGCAAAAGCTACATGGTAGACAAAGACAAGGGCGAAAAGCTGACTGTGAATCTGGTTTATGAGGTGCCGGATTACTGGCGGATGGGCGCTTATGAGGTGTACAAGCTGGTGGACGATACCCCGGAACCTGTAGACGGGGTGGAGATGTACGGCAGCAAGTACCTGGTTTTTCCTGCTGATTTTGAAGGCGAGTTTGAGTTTTTCTACGATGCCAAGCCCGCAACTCTGACGCTGGAAACGCCGGACACAAAAGAAATCGACTTGCCGGACGATGCCGTTGTACTGCTGCCGCTGTACATTGCCAGCCAGTTATACAAGGATGATGACATTGCCATTGCCACTTACTACCGCAACGAGTTTGAGACCGCCTTTGAACGACTGAAGAACCCGAGAACCGTAAGCAAGGAAAGCTTTACAAGCAATACAGGGTGGTGGTAAGCATGGCGACTTTTACGATACCCAGCCAAGTTGCCCGCAGCAAACTGGCGATTGATAAACTGCTTGGCATTGATTATACCAGCAACACCGCCAATGTAAGCGTGAGCCAAAGCCCCAACGCGCAGAACATGATCCGGTCAGAACCTGGAAAAGTGCGCAAGCGGATGGGATATAAGTTGCGAGCGGCGTTTCCGGCCCGTGTGAACGGTTTCCACGAGCTAAAGGGTAAGAGCCTTATCCATGCGGGAACGGCATTATACGAGTTGCCAGAGGGCGGCAAGGAAGTGGGCAATGCGCTGTACAGCGACATGGCAGATGTCCGCAGCAAAAGCTGGCAGATGGACGATAAGCTGTTTATTGCCGACGGAAAGTGCCTGCTAGTATATGACGGAGAAACTGTAAAAAAAGCCAGTGACGATGCAAAAATCCCGACGCTGACGATTGCAAAAGCACCTTCCGGCGGCGGCAAACAGTATGATGCGTTGAACCTGCTGCAACCGAAGTTCAAGGAACTTTTTGCAGCAGACGGGACCAGCACCCAGTACCATTTGAGTTTTTCCGGGCTGGACAGTGCCAATGTGACAGTGCGCAAGCTGACGAGCAACGGCAGTTGGGAGACGATGACCAGCGGATACAGCTGCAATGCGACAACGGGAGTGGTAACGTTCAACACTGCGCCGGGGAAAAGCCCTGTTACCGGCGAGGACAACATTGAGATCACCGCAAGCCGTACCGTGAAAGGCTATGCGGACAGAATCAACAAATGTAATATTGGCATTTTGTTTGGTGTGAACGGCGCAGCAGACCGCCTGTTTTTGAGCGGCAACCCGGATTATCCGAACCAGGACTGGTACAGCGGACAGTATGACTTGACCTATTGGCCGGACACCGCCTACAGCAAACTGGGCACGGCAAAAAGTGCTATTATGGGCTACTCTATCATTGAAAACCGCATTGCAGCCCATAAGGACGAGCATGAGACCGACCGGAATGTTGTGATACGACAGGGCAATTTGGTGGACAGCGAACCGGCTTTTCCCATTACCAACACGATACAAGGCCCCGGCGCAATCGCAAAATACAGCTTTGCCTACTGCGCCAATGAGCCTGTTTTTTTGACCAATTTAGGGATTTACGCAATTACACCAAGCGACATTGTGGGCGAACGATTTAGCCAGAACAGAAGCTATTACATGAACGGCAAGCTGCTGGCCGAAGCAAACAAAGCGGATGCTTACGCCTGTGTGTACAAGGATATGTACTGGCTGTGCCTGAACGGCGTTGCCTATGTGCTGGACGGACAGCAGAATTTAGGAGCGAACAAGAACGAGCCGTACTCGACCCGGCAATATGCCTGCTTTTATGAAACGAATATCCCGGCGCGTGTAATGTGGGTGGATGAGACCGACCTATATTTTGGCGCTGACAACGGGAATGTATACCAGTTTTACAATGACCCAGATGATATTGCCAGTTACAACGATAACGGCGCTGTGATTTATGCCGAATGGGAAACACCGGACTTAGCTGGCACGCTTTTTTATAAAAACAAGAGTTTCCGCTATCTTGCCTTGCAAATGGCCCCCAGTTCTGTAACGAGCATTGTAGTTTATGCCATGAAGCGCGGCATTTGGTCTAATATCTGGAACGACAGCGCGCACGCACGATTTTTTAGTTATCACCAGCTGCGCTATTCGCGCCTTACTTATTCTAACGACAAGACTTCGCGGACATTGCACAACAAAATCCGAATCAAACGAGTGGACAAGGCGCGGTTTCGCTTTGCAAACAATGCTTTAAATGAGCCGTTTGGATTGATGCAGATTGCCGTTGAGTTTGTGGAAAATGGGAACTTTAAGGGGTGAGAAAATGGCATTTAAAAAAATTACAGACGCAGATTTACAAGGAAAAGGTAATGTAGGGCGGCCAGACACGCCGGGCGTATCTACCGCAGAGATGCAACGCATTATGGATGAAATACCGCGAGAAGTCATTGTGCCGATTTTCAACCAGCTTGTGACGGCCCTGAACGAAATGGCGCTTGAAAAACGCACCCACAATGAGGGCGGCTGCCTGTATATCCGGCTGAACAGCGACAGGGTCATTGAGACGAGCAGCGACGGCAAGACCTGGCAGGCTACCGGCAGCAGCGGTCATTTGATACTGGACGATGGCGGCGAGGAAATGCCGCAGCGAAGCCGGATGCAGTTTATAGGCGCGACCATTACGGACAATGGCGGCGTGACACAGATAACGCTGCGCAAAGGTGATACCGGCGCACAAGGGCCGCAAGGCCCCGTAGGCCCGCAGGGGCCGCAGGGCGCACAGGGCAATATTGGCCCGCAGGGGCCGCAGGGCGTACAGGGACCGCGCGGCGCGCAGGGTTTGACCGGCGCACAAGGGCCTACCGGCGCAACAGGCCCGACCGGTCCGCAAGGGCCGCGGGGTGAGAAAGGCGTAGACGGCACGAGCTTTGTTGTGCTGGGGCGCTACAACAGCCTAACGTTGCTAGAAGGAGCACGCCCAACCGGCAACAAGGGCGACGCTTACGCGGTGGGCAGCGAGACAGACAACGTTGTGTACATTTGGGATGTGGAGGCCAAGAAATGGAACCCAATCGGCAGCTTGCAAGGCCCGCAGGGGCCGCAGGGCGCACAGGGACCACAAGGCGCTACCGGTGAGACAGGCCCGCAGGGGCCGCGTGGTGAAGTTGGCCCGGATGGGCCGCAGGGCATCCAGGGAGAAAAGGGGGAAACCGGCGAGCGAGGTCCACAGGGCATCCAGGGCTTGACAGGCGAGCAAGGTCCAATTGGCGCGACAGGCCCGCAGGGTGAGAAAGGTGACCCGGGTGTTATCCAGAACGTGAACGGCAAGACAGGGGAATCGGTATGGTTGAAAGCGGAGGATGTGGGCGCAGAAAACAAGCATAGCTACAAAACCGTTACGGTGGCAGCCAGCTCCTGGACTACCGGTGATTACACGGTGTCCTGGGACGACGGCAGCACGACCAGCTACACCACCTGCGCTTCCGTGACTGTTGCAGGTGTGACGGCGGACAGCCGGATTGCCGTAAGTGACCGCACGAGAGCGACGGACGCGGTGCGAATGGTAGCCGCGCTGGAACCCGGAGCCGGGGAGGTTAAGTTTTATGCGAACAGTGCGCCGACAAGCGCGGCGGTGTTTGTTTTGGAGGTGAGCCAGTAATGGTAGAGAATCCGTATAAATATCCGTATGTGCCGGTTGGCGGCATTATCGAGTGGGACGGAACAGGGCTGACCGGCGCACCGGATTTGAGCACGCCAAAGAAGGTTGCTGCGGTGTATGGGTACGGCATGTGGGAAGCGTATGGCGCTGGACGTGTGACGATTGGCGCCAATAGCGTGCATGCTATTGGCAGTGAGGGCGGCGAAGAAACGCACACACTAATATCCACTGAACTTCCAAGTTCAATAGGGCCTTTAGCAAATATTATGCTTGATATAAATAATAAAAGAGGCGGGTTTGGTAGCCCTATTACTACTGTGCCAGATGGCACGTATATAGCCAAGCCGGGTTCGATTGCGAATGAAGGCGGCAACCAACCACATAACAACATGCAGCCGTACCGAACCGTGTACCGTTGGCGCCGTATTGCGTGAAAGGAGAACCACATGAACGAAACAAATAATCCGTATGCTTCACCCACTGATACGACGCTGAGCGTTAAGGGCGTTGCTGCTGATGTAAGTTGGAGGGCGTGTAATGACATTGCATGAAGTACAGCTGAAAGGGTACAGTGTTCGACCCGGAAACTTATCGCTTGGCACTTTTGGCAGTTACGGTATCGAGCAGCTACATGTGACCTTTGACGATATGTGGAGCGGGCTTGCTGTAACGGCAACGTTTAACCCGCCGAAGGGAGAACCCTTTGAAATACGTGTGCCGGAAAACGGCCTGATTGATGTGCCTGCCGAAGTAACTGCCAATGCGGGTACGGGCACTATCGTGTATTGCGGCGTTGCCAATGGTGTGCAGCGCATCACAAAAACGCAGGGATACAACGTGATTACGCGCGGAAACGTTGGTGGAACTGCACCGTTTAAACCCAGCGAATCGCTTGCCACGCAGGTTTTGCAGGCTGCACTTAACGCAGAAAAGAACAGCGCGGAAGCAAAGAGTGTGGCCGATGACCTACGGAATGATGCGGCTAACGGCAAATTTGACGGAAAGGATGGAGCCAAAGGCGACAAGGGTGATACTGGCCCGCGAGGCCCCGTAGGCCCGCAGGGGCCGCAAGGAGAAAAGGGAGTTCAAGGCCCTCCCGGGGCAACGGGTGCAACTGGCCCGCGCGGGCCACGGGGTGATAAGGGCGACACCGGAGAGCGCGGCCCCCAAGGTGAGCAGGGCGTTCAGGGTGTACAAGGCGAGAAGGGCGATACCGGCGCGCAGGGGCCTGTTGGCGAAACTGGCCCGGTTGGCCCCAAGGGTGATACTGGCCCGCAGGGTGAGCGCGGTGAGCAGGGGCCGCAGGGAGAGATTGGCCCGGAGGGGCCTGCCGGAAAGGACGGCGTACAGATTGATGATGCGGCGGTGAGCGAGGATGCGCCGTGGAGTAGCAAGCACATCATTGATATGCTCTGCCCACCGCTGGAAGAAAGCGGCAACCCTGTTGTGTGCTACCCTGTGGCGGGATACCCGCTGGGCGTGAAAGCGAAGTGGGAACCAATGCAGGAAGGGAGCGGAACACCAAGCCCCGAAAACATTCGTCCCATCAAGGGACGTGACAGAGTGACGGTGACAAGGTGCGGGGAGAACCTAAGCACAACGGAAGGTCTCGATGGTGTGGGCTGGGCATCAACTTATGAAGACCTATTAGATGTATTGAATAAATTACCTGTTGGCACATACGTTTTAGACTTTACATTCACCTTGGAAAAATTTTATGATCACTACACATCTGATACAGCGGAAAGTAACGCTTTTAGGATTAACTCCAAATTTGATGACGGTACGCCGTGTATTGTAACCGAGGGTGAGACGATAACAAAAGCCGAAAAGTTGCCGTCGGTAAGAAAAATTACAGAAACATTTGTTATAACTCCACAGCACAAAGGACGCGTAGCAACGGCATATTTTTACGCTTGCGGAAGGGGCGATGCAATAGATGGCGCACCAAATGGTACTCTAGGAGAGGGCAAGATATCCAACGTAACAATCACGCTTGGCACCACCGCCCCCACCACCTACACACCATACACCGGGCAGACCAACACCCTGACCCTGCCCGAAACCGTGTATGGCGGTGAGGTGGACGCGGCGAGTGGTGAAGGGCAAGAAACGTGGAAAATTATTGATTTAGCTAACGCAAACATTTCGTTGTACGGAATAAACCAGCATGGTATTGCCAATTTTTCTTTGGTTGCAAATCTTAATAATATTTATACAACGCCAGGACGTGCTGGTTATTTCACAAGTTCGTTGCCTCAAGACACTGCTACGTTTAATAATGCGACAAAAATCGGAATTATGAAGGCAAATGCGTCTACATTTTACATAAGATTAAAAGAAACCGACGCGAACAATGAAGAAGCGGCCAAGGAATACCTTGCATCAATAAATGCAAAACTTGTGTACGAGCTGGCAAAGCCTGTGCCGTTCACTGCGACAGGCGCACAGCCGTTGCCCGCGTTAAGCGGCACTAACACCGTGCTGACCGATGCCGACAGCGCGACTGTGACGGGACGCGCAGACCCCATTAAACGCATTACCGATTTGGAAGATGCTGTTGCATCTCAAACATGAAAGGAGAAATCACAATGGCTATTAAGAGTAAAGCACGGCACGATTTGACCCTGCGCAGTATCAAGCGAGAGATTGCAGCAGGACGCGATGTTGCCTTTTGGCTGGACAAGGCGTACACGCACTACGACAACGGCCTGCTGACCGAAGATGACATTGCCGAGGTAGAGACGCTGGCGCAAGAATACTACGATGCGGTGGATGCGAGAGAGAGCGCAGACGAGGTTACGGAGACGCCGGATGTGCCGGAGGTTGACGGCGCTGAAAATACCACCGACGAATGATAGGAAGTGATACCATGATTTTTAACGGGAGAAATCTCGTGAAGTACCCGTACAGCTGCTACGGTTACACGCGCGGCGGTGGCAAGACTTGGCACGGCGGCATTGACGTTTGCGGGTTGGATGACGACAAAATCCGCATGCCCGGCTACAACGGCAAGAGCATTGCAGGAACCGTTGTTACAGCCCGCATCGTGACGAACAAGAGCAATAAGACATGGGAATGGGGCTATTATATCTGCGTGAAGCTGGACGCAAACCAGACCCCGGATGCAGTGAATTACCTGTATTTTTGCCACTGCTCCAAGTTGCTTGCGAGCGTAGGGCAGAAAGTAAAGACCGGCGATGTGCTGGCGGTTGTCGGACAGACTGGCAACGCCGCAGGCACATGGACGCACTGCCACTTTGAAGTGCGAGCCACTGCCACGAGCAAGGGCCTTGACTCGACTGCGTATGCAGGCATACCCAACAAGGCGGGCACATACGGCGACCAGCCTGCGCAGACAAGTGGCGAAGAAGTGCTGATTGATGTGTCCCACCATCAGGGTGCTATTGACTGGGCAAAGGTTCAATACCGTGCCATTGTTCGCATCGGTTATCGCGGCTACGGCAGCGGAAAGCTGATGAAGGACGAGCAGTACGATGCCAACCTTGCCGGGGCTAAAGCAAGCGGAAAGCTGTTCGGCTTTTACTTCTTCTCGCAGGCCATCACGGTGGATGAGGCCCGGGAGGAGGCAGACTTCTGCGCAAGCCTTGCGCCGACAGGCTATCCCTTGTTCTTCGACAGCGAATGGGGACACACAACCAAGACCGGCGTCCACGATGGCCGTGCGGACAACCTGACGAAAGACCAGCGCACGGCAATCGCAATGGCATTTTGCGAAAAGGCCAAAGCGCACGGATTCACGGCAGGCATCTATACCTTCACGTCATTCGCAACCGCGAACATCGACTACACCTACCTGTGTGAAGACTACATCGGCTGGCTTGCCGACACGCGCACGAACTACGACAAGACGCTGCCGCGCTACATCCACCAGTACGGCCAGGCCGCGAAGGGAAGCGTGCCGGGCATCACTGACGTGGTTGATTTGAACCATCTGGTCAAGGCCCTGCCAGCAGTGGACAAGCCCGCAAGCAAGCTGCAGGTCATCACGGTAGGGCCGGTTACGCAGGGAGACGCAGATGCGATTTATTTGCTGTGCAAGGAACGTGGCTTGACGGATGCCGGGCTGTATAGAAGCGAGTGGGCATGAGCCCGGGCGGGAAGTGAAACATGGATGAATGGGTAATCTTTAAGGACATTGTTGTGATTGTGGGGCTGGTTATAACTGTAACCACCCCGCTTTTGAAACTGAACACCAGCATTACCGAACTAAAAACGTTGTTGGAAAGTGTGATGAAGAAAGTAGAAACGCTGGACAGCAACAACACCGAAAGCCACCGCCGGTTGTGGGAGCACAATACCGAGCAGGACAAAGTTTTGCAGAACCACGAGCAGCGGTTGCACGATCTGGACGGCAAGTAACTTGCTGAATTGCAGCAAATATTAAAACGCGCAATTTAAACTACGGTAATTCGCCATAATTTAATTTACACGCAATTTGCCGCGCAATTAAAACACGCGCGTTTTAAAACTAATTTGAAACAGCAATTAAACTTGAACAGACTGAAAGAAGGTGTATATCTATGGGCGATTTTTTGAAAAATCTGGCAGCGCTTATCAAGGTAAAAACCATTGTGACGCTGGTGGTAGTTGCGGTTTTTGCGGTGCTGGCATTGCAGAGCGAATTACAGCCTGATACGGTTATGACCATTGTAACAATGGTCGTGGCCTTTTATTTTGGCACGCAGACCGAAAGCAAGAACAAGAAGGATGAGTAATCATGCCAAAGTTTGATTTTGTCGGCGGTTTGCTGACCGATGAAGAAACGGATGTTTTGCAGCTTCGGCGGCGCGGCTGGCGCAATGCTGATATTGCGGCAGAATTAAATTGTAGCGAGCGCACGGTAAAACGGCGCGTACACAGTATCAAAAACAAAATAGGCTGATTTAAAGGGCACGGCTGCTTTTGCGGCCGCGCCCTTTTTTCTTTTGTCCCAAAGACGGCACAATGTTGGCACTTTACTGGCCTACGTTGTGCCGTCTTTTTTTGTACAATTAAAGAAAAAGGAGCGGTGCGGATGGCATACAGGCAAATCAACCTAAACCCAGAGCAAAAGCGCGTTGGCGATTGCACCGTCAGAGCCATTGCAGCTGCAACGCATCAATCGTGGGCGGCTGTATATGCGGCGCTGGTGTTGGCAGGATTTGAACTGCATGATATGCCGTCTGCAAACTATGTCTGGGGCAGCTATCTGCGGCGATGCGGGTGGACGCGTTCGGCAATTCCGAACAGTTGCCCGGACTGTTACACCGTTGCGCAATTTGCGAAAGACCACCCGGACGGAACATACATTTTGGCAATGGCTACGCATGTTGTGTGCGTGCAGAATGGGGATTGGCTAGATACATGGGACAGCGGAGATGAAGTGCCGCTGTACTACTGGCAGAAAGGATGATTGACAATGGCGTTTGGCGTACCGTATCAGCCCGGATTTGCGCCGGGATATTACCCGATGGGGCAGCCGTCCGCAATGCCAGACCAGCTGGCGCAGCTGCGGCAGAACTACCAGCAACCGCAGCAGTCCGCGCCTATCATCTGGGTGCAGGGTGAAGAGGGCGCGAAAGCTTACATGGTGGCGGCTGGAAACAGTGTGCTACTGATGGACAGCGAAAACAGTGTGTTCTACATCAAGTCTACTGATGCAAGCGGGATGCCGCAACCACTGCGAGTATTTGACTACACAGAGCGCGGCAAACAAGCCCCGCAGAAGCCCGAAACAGTAGACGATAAGTTTGTCACGCGAGCAGAGTTTGACGCTCTACGTGCCCGCTTTGACGCGCTGACGGCAGATAAGCCGGGAAAGGGTGATAACAATGCCAAATCCACTGTTTAATGCTCTGGGCGGCGGTAAGCTGCCCGGCCCGATGGGGCAGTTTCAGCAGATGATGCAGCAGTTTCAGCAATTTCGGCAAAATTTTCAGGGCGACCCAAAACAAGAGGTGCAGAAACTGCTACAGTCCGGGAAGATGAGCCAGCAGCAGCTTAACCAGTTGCAGACGATGGCGCAGCAGTTTCAAGGATTTCTGAAATAGGTTTGACCGTGCGCACGGTGAACATACATTAACTTTGATATTTTTTGAAAGGAGAATAACATGAGTCTTTCTTCGGACGGCACTGTAATGACGATGCCTGTTCAGCCCGCAAATACCAACAGCGGCAACGGCTGGGGTTTTGGAGGCGACGGCGCGTGGTGGATTATTATTCTGTTCTTGTTCGTATTTTGCGGCTGGGGCGGTAACTGGGGTGGCAATGGTGGCTTTGGTGCTGGCAACGGCGCTGGGGTGGTTGACGGCTATGTGCTGACCTCTGATTTCGCCAACGTTGAGCGAAAAATCGACAGTGTGAACGATGGCCTGTGCAATGGTTTCTACCAGCAGGCGCAGCTTGTAAACGGTGTGCAGAACGCTATGCAGCAGGGCTTTATGTCGGCTGAAATCAGCCGTGCAAATCAGCAGGCGGCGTTTATGCAGCAGCTGAATGCCATGCAGATGCAGCAGGCCAACTGCTGCTGCGAGACCCGCGCAGCAATCCAGGGAGTGAATTACAACCTGGCCACGCAGGCATGCGAGACCCGGCAGAGCATCAACACTGGTACGCGCGACATCATCGACAACCAGAACGCCAACGCAAGAGCGATTCTTGACGCGATGACCGCACAGCGCATCGAAGCTAAGGACGCCAAGATTGCCGAGCAGAACCAGCAGATTTTCGCTGCTCAGCTTGCCGCAAGTCAGGCGGCGCAGAACAGCTATCTGCTGAACCAGCTGCGCCCATTGCCTGTGCCCGCCTACCAGTCTTGCAACCCCTGGGCAGCTGGCACTTATAACGGCTGCAACGGCTGCGGCTGCTAAAACCGAATACGGCAACTTGTCGGAACATCTGACATGTTCGGCCCCGTGCCGATGGTGCAAAATGTGGCGGGGC